TCTCGCCAATACATTTCAACTTTTACCACAAACCTTTCTTTTTGTGTTGCGGGTGTGGGTACACCTTTTGCTATCTCAGTCGTTGTCATCTTGGTATACTCCATTTATTTTTACTTTAAATTTAGGTTTAACTTTGCTCTTACCCCAATCTATTTTATCGAAATTGTCTTTGTATGCTTGTTCATCACCGGTGCGTCTTGATGAACCTTTGCCACCATGTGTACTGCCAAAGCCTTTACCACTTCCGCCTTCACTGATGTCTTTTAGTCTTTTCAATCCAGGTGATTTGTCAACTATTTTCTTTGCTTGTTGTTTTATTTCATCACTCATAGTGTTCTCCTGCTGTGTGCATATCCTTTTCCTAATTCTCTTTTTATACCAAAGTTCTGCCACACCAAGTAACCCAATGCGTCAGCGGCGTGATCTAATATGTTGTCTTTGTCTGGTATTCTAGTTCCTTCTTTGTAACTCATCTTTATAAGCATCTCTCTTATTTTAGCACACTTGGGATCTATTAATAAGTTACGTTCACCTTTTGCATTACATAACAAACTGTTTACTGAGTTTATTCTATCAATAACACTAGGATTTGTTTTACCCACAACTAATTTGAATCCGTTATTAGCTAGTATTGTGTGGTCAGATATATTTGAGTTTGTGCTACGATGTGATCCACTTGCATCAGGATAGCATATATAATTCTTGTTTGGGTAACGTGTTTTAATCTCTTGTACCATTTCATAAGTGTTGCTTTGATATATCTCAATAAAGTCTATCACTTGTAGTTTATTACCGTTCATATAACCTACCACAGCACTCATAGGACTGTTGTTAAAGTCCATACCTATATGTAGGGTGCGGAGTTGTTCTACTGGGAACTCATTGGGCTGTATATTATCCTCACTAAAGGATGTATAGATAATTCCACTATAGTCTTGCCACTCGGCTAAGAATTCTTGCCTAAATTCACGTTCATCCATATCCTGTTTGGCACTTTCTATTTCTTCTTCAGTAACCCAACCGCCATCTGCTGTGGTATATTGATGTGCGTTCCAATCTGGTTGACTGCCTGCTTTAACATACAAGTCATAGAACCAATTGCCTTTTCCTTTTGGTGTTCCAATAAACAATGCATGTCCGCCACTGTCTGCTAACATAGGTCTGCAAATTACTGGCCAAATTTCTGGGTGTAGGTCGGCGCATTCGTCCATTACTATAAAGTCATAACGTGAACCACGCAATGCTTCTCTGTTGTCAGCACTCTTAACAAATATCTTTGAGTCGTTCTTTAGTGTGATAGTTAGTTCTGATTGGTTAACTTTCTTTATCCAGTTCACATCATATAATCGTTCACATAGTTCAAGCCATATGGTATTTTTTGCTTGTCCATATGTGCTGTATAATGCTAACACTCTTTGTTTAGGTTTAACACTAAACTTAGCAAGTTCATTGATGGCAAGCATTGTCTTACCTCCTCTCCTACCCATACAAAGAAGGCGAAAGCGAGTTGAATCGTTGCTTACTACCTGTTGTGGTTTTGAAAGTTTCAAACGTGTGTCCAAGTCTTGCGTATAATGATATCTCTGATACAGCCTTGTGTTACACCATAGTCTGCACCAATTGGTGCTAATCCATCTACCAAACTTCTCTTAACATAACGTGCTCTTATATCTAGTACATCAGCTTCTGTGAGTTTGCTTTGCTTACAATCAGAACCAAAACTAATTTGTCCTGCGGCTCTCATTCTATCAAACACTTCTTGTTGACTGTTCAGTCTCATGTGTTTAGGATTGCAACACATTTTATTTCTGCAACTAGTGGCTATTCTCATTTTACCAGTAATCTCTTTGGTGTATAAGCCGTCACCGTGTATGTATGCAAAACGTGTTGTTCGCAATATCAAACCACCAGCGGCAAATAATCCATATCCATGGTCACTGGGAGTTAACTTCCATTGCCAACAATCATCTTCACCCTGTATATCAACATGGCTCCAGAATCTATCCACATCTTTTTGTGTTATTGGTTTTATTTTTCTAGTGTATTTTTTAGTCATCATATCTATCCCATGGATGTTCTTTTATTTTTAATTGCCCATCCATTGGCAACAAGTCCCAATACTCTGAGTGTAGTGTGTCAGCATGTTTCAAGTAAAAGAACATTTTGTCTTCTTCACTATCAAAGCCTTTTTCCCACTGTATAATAATATCTCTGACATCGTTCATATCTCGTGCCGCACTCATCTTGGTAAGTGACACCAAGTTTTATTTGAGTGTATTGCTTCAATAGTGGAGGTATTTACATTTAGGATTTTTGCTATTTTTCTTTGTGGGATTTGGTAATGATTTTCAATTACCCATTGTGCTTGTTCTTCAGTTAGTCTAGCGTTGTGATTGTCTGCACCATAATGTGTTGGTGGCTTAATGTATCTACCTTTCTTTATACAGTCTTGTATATTGTCTTTAGCACTACCTAACCAAAGGTGATCTTCGCATACACACTGTCTATATGTGATATCATTGTTAGCATAGTTACTATCACAATGATGTAACACACACAACTGATTAAATTTATCAATATCAAACTTGCCGCTGATTAGTGCCGCAAATCTATGTGCTGTGATGAATCTTAACACAGGTTCCCCAGTTTGTTTATCTGTGTATCTATACCAATAATTGCAGTATCCACTGTTTTGAACATTGCCTTTAAAGTATACACATCCGTTGGGTTGTGTTTCTAACATGCTGTTGAACTTGTCAATATAAAACTGACTTACATTTTCAAGTTTATGTGGTTGGCCTCTTTTACCAGGTTTCTTTTGTGTGTCTTTCATATCTTCATATCTCCAATTTTTATATCTGCATATCTACACTAAAGAAGCTACCTAACTGAAGTGTTGACTGTGTGTATAACTTTTCCTGTTTGTTATACGTCTAACACCAGTTAGGTTTTACGCTCACGAACTGATTGATCATTTATCTTCCTCTGTTGCGGTCCAAGGTAACATGTTGTCTTCCTCGCCGCCATCATTTATTCCGCTATCAGTCATGCCTAAGTATTGTTTACTTAACCATATCATCATTACTCTATCACCATTCATAGCAGTCTCTAACATCTTTTGACGGAGTTTCTGCTTCGTGGTTTGTGTGCCTTTTATGTATAAATCTGCGAAATTGTCTCGCAATGTGCCCACAGGTACGTTGTAAAAGTCGCTAAGATCTTTCCAACTGCAATGTAGACATGCTAACTTGTAAAATTCTTCTTCAGGTATGACAGTTTTATTCCTGCCCACTACTCTGCCCTGTACAGTTTTTTCACCGTATTTAATTTGTTTTACTTGGTAGTTAGGTTGTTGTTTCATACTGTATCCACTCTCGTGTAGTCCAAGCCTTATGCTTGTAATTGCAATAGTATTTATCTTCTATTGACGAAACCGGATACTTTTGTGGGCTGTGTGCCACGTTTTATATTATAATTGCGATGTTTTGTGCTTTGCCATGTTGTCCATTTACCATGTATGTACACGTGGTCTAATAGGTATTCATTTGTGGCATTATATATGTGTTCTAAGTATTTGATATCTTTTAAAGCAATTTCACCAGTTGTTTCATAATGTGATGCTATGCGTCTTATATCATAAGTGAGATGATTAGGTGTTTTTGAAGTTCTACTGAAATTGCTGTTTCTGTGAGTGCTTTTGATTAAACTTTCTGCGTGGTCTATAAGTGTGTCTATGTCTGTTATTTGTATCATTAACAGTACTTATAATCAATGTTACTTTTTAGGTGGTTTACCTCGTAATATACGCAAGTATTTTTCTGAATCTACACCAGTGCCTTTTGATTCTTTTGCACGTTCTAGCAAGTAACGTTCAAACTCTTTACGCAAGTCTGCAATGTTTTGGTCTTGTTTGTCCTTTATCACAAAAGGCTTTCTATTTGAAAATTTCATATTATTACTTATCCTGTGTATGCGGTATAATTGCCCGGAACATCGCCATTAAATGTTTCTCTTTGAGCACGTTGTTCTGCAAGTTGATTAGCCACTAAATGTTCATTGTATTTGTGTTCCCAATCATCACCAAATTGTATCTTGTACAAGTCTTTGCGACTGAGCCAACAAATAAACTTGGCTTTGCCTTTACGTTTGCCTTTTTTGTTTACACACTGCTTACATACCACAGCAGGTAATCCATTTGTGTTTGTGAGTTCCCAGTCAATATTGATTGGATGTGTATCGCATGTTTTATGTTGTTGTGTTATCATTTTATTGTCCTCTGTGTGTTTGCATTAGGTTCAACTGAACTGATAAAAAAAGAAGTAATACACTATGGTAATACACTATATAAAACATATAATATATAACGTCTTTTTTCATAAAAGTTCTAATTAGAAAAGTCAAAGCACGTCAGTGCTTGACTCTTTCTCTACTAGCACGTCAGTGCTGGTAGAACAAAAGTTATAGTCTAATTTTAATCTGTTTATGTCTGTTTTCTTTCTTATTATGTTCTCCAATTCTATTAGGTTTATGCGTTGATTACAACTCCAACCATCATGTTCTATAAAATACTTGATACGTCTAGCATTTAGGTATTCAATCACTATGCTTATGATAGCTCTTTCATATTTAAAATACACTGCCCATTTGTGTTTACTGTTTATGCGTTGATTAGTTCTCTTGAATATAACAGGTTCTCCGCTTATTTCACCTCGAGCAATAATTGACCATGCAGTGGTAATTGCAGATCTTAATTCACACAATCGTGGATGTTGTTGTAGCAAATGCATTTTATCATAATCACAGTTTAACAGTTTAAAAATTGCAGTGTCTGGATTACAAGCCAATTTGGCTCCAGCAAACAAACTGTTTATTATTCGCTTGGCATCAGTTACGTCGATACCAATATCATGTGCAAGTTCACTTCTAAATTGATTCATATTGCACAACAGATAGTCAAATGTTTTGCTCATGCGTTTAACAGTAATAGTTTGCTTAGGTGCTAGTGCTTCTGCTAGGTGTGTGATCAACGTTGGAGCACATGCTTTTATGTCGTATATGTGACAGTAGCCATATTGTGCAAACATTTGTTTTCTTTCTTCACTGTTATGATTTTGTAGTGGGTGCCAATACCTGTTGCTTTTATCATTGTATTTAAAATTACCAGTTTCAAACTCTTCATGATGTTTTGTAGCCGCACTTTGTGTAACTAAATCATATTTGCGTTTTAGTGTGAAGTCTATGTTGGGGAATAATTTTTTGTGTAACTGTTTTGCACCTTCATAATTTAGTGTGTACTTTTTACACTTGCCAGTGTCCATGTTGTAGTGATTATCATCAACACACAATAATTGTGTTCTTAGATATTGGCTTAAATTGTTTTGTTTTTGTCCAAAGTATTGATCAATGTGCCTAGTGCTCCACTCTTTGGGTTTTGTTTGGCTAAAAACACCTAGGCAAAATCCTAGTGCTGTTTTACTTCTATTGATAACTTTGGGATTATCAAAGTTTGGTGTATACATAATGAGCTCCTTATTAGTGTATTACATCTATGCCGATACTGTTGTATATTAACAGAAATAGTTTTAAATGTCAAGTTTTGTTTGTTTGCCACCTTACACTACTATTTATACAAATACTAAAATATAGGGCTAAAACACGGGCCATAAAAAAACTCCTATTATGGCCACACAATAGGAGTCTTAAGAGAATAAAAATAATTTGGCAAAATTATTTTATTATAAGTGTGTAAAGAAACTCGATAATCGATATAAGGCATATTTTGGCAAACATTACTTTATAGTGTATCTAAATGATTGGAGCTCATAAGTACATGGAGTTATTAACATGAAAATGTTAATTAATGAACGAGCTCTTTACACAATAATATTTATCTATATTTGGTGTTTTTGGGCTAGTTTTTGGCTATATTTTAAGTGCTATACTTAACACACTAGCAAGTAAACTGCCCAGTGTTAGTATAACTATAGTCCATATTCTGTTGTCTAAACGGTCTAAACGTTCAGTAAAGAAGGATTTGTTTTCTTTTATTTGTTCTTGTAGATGGTCTACTTTTGTTTCTAGAGCTGAATGCTCTTTGGTATTCTCTTTGGTAAGTTGAATCAGTTCAGCTTGTACTGTGTCTACTGTGGGTTGCTTAGCCATGCTGTCTCGCCGCCTCACATATAGGTTCTAGTTCCGCTTGTATACGCTCGATCTCTGCTTGTTGTTCTGCTGTTAATTCTTCACTCATTTTCAAATCCTATTTTTTTCCTTAAGTCTGTTAAGGTTTGTTTGTCCTGTACTATTACGCAAGGTACTTCAGTGTTATTATCCGCTTCTATTGGATGACTATAAAATGCTACTAAGTCTGGATATTTTGCTTCTATCTTATCCACTATGACCAACAACTCATCTACACTTAGATCCTCATATTCGAATAACAGTGCTTCATGTCCTGATTCTCTGAAACATGCACACCAGGTTAATTCACATCCTTGTGTATGTTGTATGTGTAATATTTTATTTTCCATCCAAGCCTTTAAACTCCATGGACACATTGGTCTGATACTTTGAAAGTACCCAGTCCAATCTACTTCTTTGTGCCTCTGTTCTTTTTCTTCTTGTCTTTCTTCTTCTTTGTTCCTCTGTTCTTTCCCATTGGCATTTTTCATCTCCTATTATTGTTGCTGTATCCTACTCGTTACTTTGATTTCTTTCTTATGCTTAATCTAGTGTTCTTGCCTTTCTTCTTTAGTGACTTTTGTTCTAGACGCATACCATTGTTAAAACTGCTACTGCTACGAGTAAGTGTCCTACCACCTACTCTAGTGTAACGAGCACCTGCTTTGTGTCCGCTACAATCTGTTTTACACTGTGATCCTTTATACTTTGCCATTATGCATGTCCTGGGTGATTATTCCACACATGCCATTCGCCTTTGTGGTATACCAAATATTCGTCATTTGTAGTGTCGTAGTATTGTACATGCTGTGCAGGAGATTCAATAGCATCAATCTCCGCTCTTGTTTTGTGCTCTGGATTTTCATCTAAGATAACCATATATGCTTCACCCATTACTATGACCCCATTGCACTAGAATTTATTTTCTGCCAAGTGCTTCCATTGTAGAAACATATTAATGTAAGTGTTGTGTTAAACACCACATCACCTGCTTGTGGACTTGCTAATGCATTAATTTCTGCTGTGGTTAAGTTTTGTAATTGTAATGATTTGTCAATAAACACTCTGCCACCGTTTAAGTGTATGAATGTATCTGGTGTGCCACTTGTGTTATCACTGATTAATAAATTACCAGTACTTTGTTCGTTAGTGATTTCCCATCTTTTCTTCATCACACCATTTGACTCATGCACATTGATTCTTAGCGTAGCATCACCTATTGAATCATAACCTAAGCCACCACTACCAGTTGTAGTTCCTGACTTGGGCTGTATCTCTACTAATGTACCTGTCTTTGCACCGTTGTCTAAGAATCCAGCATCTAAATAAGTGTGATACTCATGTGTGCTACCTGGATATCTTGTCCAAACTGTGCTGTTAGCGGCATCACCGTAATCTGGTGTAGGCGCTAGTGTTATTTTACCATCTACTTGAGCGGCTATGGTCACATTGCCAGCTTTTGTAGTAAAGTTAGTTTGCTGATTAGCACCTGAAGTGTTATCAGTGTTGTTTCTCATGTAACCCAAGTTAGTCTTTGGATCAGGAGTTGTTGTTAAATGCATGTAAGCATTAGCAACAGTTGTAATATTAGCATCACCGACATCTACTGTGATTGCACTAGGTGGATTAAATAAATCTGCACCTTGGAATCCTGTTCCAGTTGTTTGTCCTGGGCTGAATACAACTTTACCCACAACGTCACCTGCTTCCAGTAAGTAACTTGAAGCATTTGCTGTGCTCTTAGCACCTCTAAATGATTTTAACTGTAATTGCGGTGCTTTAAGTTGCGGTAAATCAAGAGTTATGTTACCAGTTGCACCCTGTGAGGCCCAGTTAGGATAGTAAGTTAAGTCATCTAAATTACCACTGTAACTGTTAATCAAGAACTTAGCCGCAGGAGCATTATTACCTGTGTAAGTCTCACCGTCATTTTCTAAAATAACACCCAATGCACTTGAATCATTAAGACCTGTTCTACCACTGAATGCATCTGGTGTAGTGCTTGGTCCAATTAGTAGTCCTCTAGGGAATCTTGCGGCACTTTCTGCTTGACCTTCAAAGTCAGCAATGTTTTTAGTGTTCACTGAGCTCATTGTTACTGAGCTAACATTACCATAACTTAGTGCATCAAACGTTACGTTTGAAAGTGTCTCTGGTTGATCAAATGTGCTTAATCTACCATATAGTCCAGTAGGTTCTGCGTTACCGCCTGCGTTTGTGTTATTTTTAGCATAGTATTTCAGTATAACGTTGGAACCGGATGTTTGTGCCATACCTGGTAGCAACAACAGTGTAGTTGTAGCACTAACTAGTGCGTTTTCACTGAATGTAATTGTGTTATTAAGAACACCAGTTGAGTATGCATTTAGCGGGAAAACGTCTTCAGCACTTTGAGTTGTAGTGTTAAACACACTCCAGCCCTTACCACCTGATCCATATAATCCTGCACTTGAGTTGTTAAGTCCGTTTGCTGGTATAAACGCAAATGTCGAGCCTGTGGTGTTAAATGCGGCCTCAATATTAGCCGTTCCAGGCACTGCGGAATATTCTGGTGTTAATACTAAATCAGGATTACCTGATGTAAACCCAGAACTAAATCCAGGTCCTCTGAGCATCGCGGCATCTACACTGCCAAGTGCTCCGCCATATAAATCACCTACGAATGCAGTTGGTGAACCTGCAACAGTTGTAAGCGACACTATTAAACTTGGAGTATGGTCACCAACAGTAAAGTCTGCTGGAGTTGTAGCATCTGCTAAACTGTAACCAGTTGTGTCTAAGTTTACAATGGTGCTTACGTCTGTGCTATCAATTGCTTTGTCTAATTCAACACCAGTGCCTTTACCATAAAGTGTAACGCTGGTTGCACTTTCTACAACATCAGTTAACACATTGTCTGCACTTATGTTAGCAGTTGTTGTGATGTTGCTGTCTGATACAATAGCAGTTGTGATGTTATCTAAACTGTCTACAAATGCGGCGTTTGCTCTTGCATTTGTGTAATATAAATTAGTACCTTCTGCTAAATCTGTTGTTGACTTGGTTGCAAGTCTAGTGTCAAATCTACCATCAGTGTAATATAAATTAGTGCCTTCAGTTAGGTCTGATGTAGTATAATTTGTTAATGAGCTTGTTAATGCACTACCATCACCTAGTATGTAAGCACCACTTACGTTTGCTGTTGTTGTGATGTTAGCATTTGAACTTAAAGCACCTACAACAGTTGCGTTTGCATAATTTAATTCACCATTTAGTGTTAGTGATGCTCCGTCTATTTCTAAAGCATTAGATCTACCTAATTTTAAGTCTGGTCCAACTGAATATCCTGCTTCTAATACTGTGTTTACAGCATTTCTTAATCTAAAAACGTCAGTTGCGGCATTTTGTTCGTTATATCGTATCTCTGTGTTGCCTTGTGAAAGGAAATTTAATTCAGCGCCACTGTCTATGGCAATCTCTGTAGTATCTCCATACAGTCTTCCGCCAGTGCCAACACCATATCCACTTCCAAATTCTATTGCCGCTAAAGTTGAATTTGCATTTCCGGCTTGTATTGTTTTGCCGTTTAGGTCTAAATCACCACCTAATTGTGGTGTTGTGTCTTCCACAACATTTTGTAACAAATCATTAATTGCAACAGTGTCTGTAGCATCGTAAAACTCCCAACCATCAGATGTTTCATTCCATTTGATGTGTGCATTTGTTCCACCACCTGTGCCACTTCTGTCTACATATATAAAGGCATCTCTTGCCGCGGCATTGCCGTAGTTAAGAGTTATTGTGTTGTCTGTTACTAGGAGGTCTTCGACGTTTACATAGTCAATGTTTCCATTCACTTGTAAGTTACCCACAATAGTTGAATCACCTGTTACATATAATGGTCCACTGTTAATGTTACCTGTTGTTTCTATTGTATTTGCTTCTAATGTATTTGCTTGTAAAGTGTTGTTGCCTCTATACCATGTATAACCACCGCCTATTAAATTATTACTGCCTAATACACCATAACCAACTTCCCATTTTTGTAAATCACTGTTGCTGTCATTTACCCATGTAAAGTTTGGAAATTGTGTTGCGGCTCCACCTAAATCAACATAATATTGTGATTGAGCACCTGGACTACCTGTAATTGGTGCTCCCAATCTATTAGTGCCACCATCAAACTCCCAACCTGCAATATCTGAGGGTATAGTACTACCAATGTCTAGACTACCACCAATAAATTGTGTAGATGAACCACCTTCTACGTTGCCGCCTAATTCAAGTTTACCTGTGCCACTCAGTGCAATATTACCTGCTTCTATGTTACCATTTGCTGTAACAGTTGTAGCACTTGTTCTTACACCTGAAATAATTTTTCTACCCACAACATGGTCATCTGATTCTACATTGCCTGTTGTTGTTAAACTGCTTGGTGTTAGTGCACCGTCAAAGTCTGTTATGGCAGTATTTGCTCTGTCTGTTGTATAGTATAAATTAGTGCCTTCTGTGATATCAGTTGTTGTTAAATTTCCTAATATTGCACTTATGTCAGCACTAATAACACCAGTTGTACTGTTATAAAATATACCATCACCGTCATTTAGATGTGCCCTTACCTGTAATGGTGCGGCGGCTATTCTTGCATTTGCTTCTGTTTGATCAGGACCAGTGTATGTGAATACACCTGTTGTGTTCGAATAACTCAAACTGCCATCACCACCTGTATTAGTTGCACTCACATGCTGTCTTACTTGCAGTGGTGCACCAGTGATTCTTGCATTTGCTTCTGTTTGATCCGGACCAGTGTATGTGAATACACCTGATATGTTTGAATATGTTAGACTACCATCACCACCAGTGTCTGTTACACTTAATGCGGCTCTAATAATAGCATCACTAATAATAGGTATTTCAGCAACTGTTATGTTGCTTTGCGTTGTGGTTACAGCAACGTTACTGTTGGCCTCATCGACCGTGATATTAGCCTGATTGACTGTTACAGTTACATTAGACATGCTATACTCCCGATGTTGTTATTGCTACGAAACTTGCATCGGCAGTAGGATTACCTGCTGTTACGTCTGCACTGTATCTTTCTATAATTGCCCACCTATGGCTGTCAAATGTGCTAACTGTTGGATTAGTGTTTTCCCAAGTAAACTCCAAAACTGTAATAACCACGTTTGTTCTAGCATCTGGTATCAAAGGGCCAGTGTATCTGTTTTGGGGGATTGTAAGTTCAACTATACCTGCCGCGGCATTAGTTTTGTTTATATTGCCACCTGGAACTGCTGTAGAAGTTGCACCAACGTATCCAAGTACTGTTGAAGTTGCAAAGTTAGGCTCGCCTGTGTTAACATTGTAAGTCAATGAATCAACCACAATACTGGAATAATTCGCACTAAAATTATAGTTTGATATATCTGTGCCGTAATTATACGTGAATGTTCTTTGGTGTTCAGGTAACATTTCTATCATCTGAACGTTGTCCGACCCGGACAAATATTGTTTGAAAGTGAGGACTCTGCCCGACATATTGCTCTCCTATTGGAAATAGCCTAGCGAGTATTCTCAAATAGGCTTTTTATTGTTTGTTATATTTATCTGCATATTGTAATATCTGTGCTATACACGGTTATTAGCTATGTGTAGTATGTTATCCTATAGGACCGCTATCCTGATACTGCATTCCTATTTTCAATGAGCTCGATGTCCCACCGTAATATGAGAACCCTTCTAGAAGGATCACTATTTCAACGCCGCGGCTCCAAGTAAGACCTGATGACACTGTGTACTGCAATGGGTATGGAGCCGGCTCACCGAATACGTCTATTCTATTTAAAAGATTATCGCCTCGTGAATTATCGATAAAATCTTGGCTTATCTGTTGTTGATTGTCTTTGTATCTTAAAGTTAATGTATATTCGGCACCTTGTTGTAATCCCGCTGTGAGGAGGTAATCAGCGCCTACAGTCCAAAGCCCACCATAACGAGCAAGTACTGTGACGAGATGATCGCCAATATCTGCCTGTGTTATATCCCATGTATCATTTATTATTGTGGTTAAAGTTTGACTGCTTGACACAGACACCGCTCTGTTTGCTCCTGCTATAACTCGGACCGCGCCCGGTATTGTCACACCTAATGCACTAGTTACTCTGCCCGCGGCATCAACTATTATTTGTGGAACAGTAGTAGCATTACCATATGTTCCTGCCGTTATGCCTGTGGTAGTTAAATTTATACTTGTAACAGTATTAGAAGTTATATTATCGCCAGTAATACTATCAGTGTCTATTTTGTCACCAGTGACAGCACCATTTGCCAATGCATCACCTGGAACAGTGCCATCTGACAAGTTGCCACCATCTGTGACATCTTCGTATTGTTCTGGATCAAATTCAATATCATCTAGTGCTGGTTTCTTGAATGGTATTCTTTCTTTGAATATAGCCAAGTCCCATTCTAATAATGAAAACTTGTTGACTAATATATCGCCATCCATGTCTTGTATTTTTCTTAACACTCTGAACAGTTTGTTATCAAAGCCATAGTCAGCGTTTGTTACTTTAACAACGTCACCTGGCTCTACAATTATTGCACTGTAATCTGCAGTAAATTCTACTGTCATATCCAATCTGTTTTGGATAAGTTCTTGTTCTATTTTTCTTGTTGCTTCCATACCACTACTACACAATGGATAATTCATTTCCAACATGTGGCGTGTTTCATTTGCGGCTTGTTGACTTATTGGAGTGTATATAATTGCTTCTTCTTTTACACTGTTATGTGTTTTTTCAACATAACTTGCTCTAGCACTGTTATAAAAGTTGCCTATGTCTGCTGTGGTTACTCTTATCTCACCAATAATGTTATCATCGTCAAACACGAATGCACTTGATGTATCAACGTTTGCATTAGGAATCGCTTTCCATTCGCCGTCTGGTAGTGCCCATGTTAATGTAGCATCACTGTGTTGTAATAATGTTTTTAAATTAGATTGTACATCACCTTCTGTGCTTAACAGTCCGTTGATGCTGGCTTTCTTTTCTTGTCCTAAATAAATTGTGTCTTCTTGTGGACTACTCATCACAGCATTACCCACCAACACATTTGAAAATAACATATCTGGTATCATGTATGGGCTAGTTGCACCCTCATATGGGAAAGTGGCAAACTGATATATGCCTTTGATGTCTGGGCCGCTTGTTAGTGTGCTATACACACCGCTGTTAGCACCTGGAGTGTTCACAGTTAAATCAGACAATGTGGTGTTAGCAATATCTAGTTGTGCTATTCTTTCTTTTACAGGAATTTCAAATGTTTCATATCCCGGGTTTAGTACATCCACAGTTTCTGCTACTGTGTAAATGTAAGGTGAGCCTTCTGGTCTAATTTTATCACCTTCTTGGAAAATTCCATATACGGGAGTAGAATTACCCACAGTGCCTGCAATTGTAACTGTGCCAGTTGAGTCGCCATAGTCGTAAGTAACTCCCGGAAGTATTTCTCCATTCACCACGGCAGTTTCAGCACCAGTTTCTGTGTGCCCTACACCATCTGGAACTAGTCTAGCAATGTCTAGGAATGCAACAATTGTGTTATTTGAAGATAAGTTAACATTACAGTTAGCAATATTGCCTGAACCAGTTGACGTTGCATTACCGCTTTTACCCCAAAGTATTTTTAATCTGTTGTAGTGGCCACCAACCACAGGAATATCACTAGCACTATCTGTTTGGCCTGGGTATTTAGCAACATCTGTATAGTAAGTACCAACCACATCACTAGTGCCTATAGTGTAATTAGCATCACTGTTGCCAGTTATAACAAACTGCGGTGCTAGTGTGCTGTTACTGATATCTACGTTAGCATTATCGTTAACATCTTCACTTGAAAAGAATCTTAATTGGTCACTGATGTTTCTTAAACTGTTGTCACCACCAAAGAATGAGCTTGTATCAACACTGCTGGTTGGATAACCATGGCCATATCTTCCCGTTGTTAAATAATCGTATACCACGTTTGCTGGGTTTGAGTATTCCAAGTTTGTGATATCAAATGTAAATGTGCCTAATCCTTGTATACCAGCGTCAGCATCATATGTTTGATCAACAAATGCCCATATGGCACCTCTACCAAAATAATCTGCAGAATTGGTGTTCCATTTAGGAATGCCTGGTTTTATAGCTGAAGAATAATCTACACTATTGCCCATTATGTTAGAAAATGGTGTGTAAAAATCGCCTTGATACATGAATATGGATATTTTATCATCATATTTGGTTGTAGCAGTGCCATCACTTAGTGTAGCACCTCTTACGGCACCGTTGCCCATAACTGTTAGTTCAGCATCATTCCAAAATACTTTGTTTAATTTGTAATCACCTACTGTAGGATACTCACCTGTTGTTTCTGCAACAACTAATGCTGTTCTTAGTATGCTGTTACCAGCACCGTCTAATTCTGAGCCTACTACTGCACCTCTTACTTGACATTGTCCATACAGTATTGGCAAACTGGCATTTGTGTCAGCAGTCATTTGATAACTGCCTGTGCCTGTTATTGTGCTGTTTACACTTGCGCCTGTTTGGCTACCTGCGCCTTGACTAGGGTTCGAATTACTTGTTTGATTAGGTCCTTGCTGTGTATTGTTAGATGTACTGCTAAATGCCTGCTGTTGAGCTCTAAGGGCGGCTTGCTGGGCAATAACTCTGTTACGTTCAGCTTTCTTTTTCTTCTTCATTCCGCTGTATATTGCGGCGGCACCACCTACGTATGCCAACGTTTTAAATAATTTATCACTCATTAACCTGTCCTACCAAATGCAAATTTTTTGCCGTTCAATGCGGCTACATCATTCATTGCTTTATCATAGTTGTAACCTTGTGCAAATCTAGTGTAGTCATTCCAATCATCAGGATTGGTTCTCCTTGATTTAGGTGTGTTCTTTTTGAGACCAAACAAGTTACTGCATTCAAATATAACTGTGTCATCATGTGTTACACCCACTTGAGGGAAACTTTCTGCAAAGTTTATGTTTCTCACATAGCCTTTATACACTGTGTATACTTTATCATTGTCTACAATATCTTCACTGCTTGTTGGACTAAGTCCTCTTCTAATCACAACATTGCCACCTTTTGCTTTTGGTGAAAGCGCCAATGTTTTAAAATCTCTTTCTCCGCTTATGCCACTTACAACTATACTGGTAACATTCTCTCCTGGATTTATGTCCCCTGTAATTTGTCCCACACCCATCAATTCACCTAATGGTTGATACACATTGCTTTCGTAGGTGTAAGGTGTGAAGATATCACTTATATAGTATGTGGTGCCTGCTATTTCGATATCGATTAAATATGCGTGAAATAGATTATCACCACTAGTGTCTGTGGCTAAAGTCATTATGTAAGCACCTCCATCAATGCCATGTCGCCGTTCCATGCAACATAACGTCCTGGGATAATTCCATATGTTGGTTGTTCTACCATCTTAACTCTAAATGTACAGTTGTTACCAAAAACTACAGCATTGCCTGTGTAGCCATATCCTGTTTCATTAATAATTGCTCTACTAACTGGTATTGTTACAGTTGAGCCTGACCCACGCAATACTTGTGCTGTTGCTTGATAAGGATAACGGCTACCTGTGGGCTGAATATAATCACCTTTTTTTACTACTATTGAAGTTGCTGTTGCTGTTGTTGTGCCCGATGCATCTATCACAATGTCTGTACTACCCACTACAGTAGCGGCAGTCATTGATAAAGCATTTCGGTCACTTATTGTAAGACTACCTTGATAATCCATTAAGTATGCACTACCACTTACATTGCTTAAACTAATTTCTTCTTCAGTTGTTCTGCCTGTGTCATCGTATTCTTCTAATAACCCTCTGTTGCCGTCTAGGTCATATCTTAGTCCTGGATTTAAACTTACCACAAACTTATACACCATAGGTGCTCTGCTTTGTGTTTTTAAGTGTTGTCCTCTACTGATACTTACGGCAGTTGGTTTTCTTTTATCGATTGTTAATCGAGTGGCGCCATTTAATAAAGTTTGTATAACTGCCATTATAATCTCCTGCTAAACATTCTTGTGTCTTGATCCATCACAAGACTGTGTATAATTTCCGGCTGCTCCGATAACATATCAACAAAGCTGGCAGAATCTACTGCATTTATGTTGTATGTAACTTGAGTTGTGCCTCCGCCTGCTCCTGCAAAGTTAGGTATAATACTACCACTACCAGCCGGTGTGTAGATCTCGGGGCCCTTTTCGCCCACGATCACACTTCTGTTACCAGCAACGTATCCGCCTTCTGCAAATCCAAATAGTCCTTTAACCCAGTCAATACCTTTATCAATGATACTGCCACCGCCACTAGAGCCACTGCTACTGCTACTTGATTTAGTACTACCGCCACTGCCTGCTGTTTTGCCGCCTAGGTCAATGCCAAATGCACCTGCTAATGCTTCAGTTAATTTAATAAATGCCGCATCTGCTAAGAACATCACAATACGTTTCTTCATATTGTCAATAAGTGTTCCAAAACTTAGGTCACCTGTTTCAGCGGCTTCAACCCAAGCATTACGCCAGTCGTCTGCGGCTGTTGTAAACAAGTCACTAGCCAATGTTGCGGCATTAGTGCTGTCCTCTTTAAACGTGTTGTATGCTTCTTTAAAGCCTTGTTCAAAACTTCTACTTGCCTCATATAACTCTCTGCTTAACTTTTCAACTGCTATTGCTTGTTCGTCATAGAGACGGTTAATTTCTTTTAGTCTACGTGCCTTTTCGGCTTCATCAATATTTAATGATTCTATTTTTGCTAATGCTTGAGCACGATCTTCGTCAATCTTATTAAGTTGTTCTTTTACTCTTCTTTCTTCGCCGTAATAATCAAGTAATTCAATTTCATTTCTGATTGCTTCTTTGTCTTTGGCTAACTTACCTTTTGTCTGCATCAATATCTTATCTGCTTGACGCATAAGTTTTGCTTGTTCTTTTTGTTGCTTCTCTTGTTCTTTAGTCAGCTTCTGAGTTGCACCAGCTTGATTGTTTATTGCTGTTGTTACATTGTTAGTTGAGTCAGCTAAATCGTCAGTACTATCTGCGGCATCTTTAGCGGCGTCTTGTGCATCTCTAACTGACTTTTCTAGTTTAGCAAAGGCGTCTTGTGCTGTTGTAACTCTGCCTGTGCTTTCACCGATTTCGTCAATGTATCCAGGTATACCTGAAATGCCATCTTTTAAATTGTCTGCCGCTTCTTGTCCATTCCTAAAGAATTGGACCATTTTATTATCTTGATCCAGAACACCGATAAACTCTAAGAAGTTCGTGAACGCTTCGCCTAATGAGAATACCATATCCAACAAGTAACCCAGTGCTTTTACTGAAATATCTGCAAAGAAGACCACAACGTCTTTTGCAAAATTAAATGCTGGACCAAATATCATTTTAATTGTTCGAGCTATCTCGGTCATCTGATCAATCATGAATGCCAAGCCTCTACCAGCAGTTAGTAATCCTTCTACTAAGTTATTGGCAGCCGCTTTGGCGAAGCCCATGATGGCTTCTTCGTTTTCTGCAAAACTTTCTCTTAAAAAGTCAAGTACGCCTTTTAGTGATTCATTAAATGTTGCACCAAATGCCGCTCTTACTTGGAATACACTATCGCCTATCATTGACATTTTACCATCAAATGTCTCTGCGGCTTCACTAATACCAGCTGTTATACTATCAAAACTATTCATGAATGCCGCGGCAGTCTCTTCAGCAGTGTATGTTGCTCCTGCTTCTAATCCTACGAATGCATTAACGCCTCGTTCTCTAAATGTGTCAGCACTTGCGGCACCACTTGTTAGTGCTCTTTGTAACTGACTTGCTGATGTTTGGAAATCTATTCCGAAACTTGTTGCCGCACCAGCGGCTAATTTAATAGCATTGTCAAGTCCACCTACTTTGTCTGCAATCAGTGTAAGTGCTGGTGATCCTTGTGCTATTTCTTCTAGACTTAATGGTAATTCACTAGCGGCTTTTCTTACTGTTTCAAATGCTTCTGCACCTGCTTCAGCACTACCAGTCAGTGTTTTAAATTGAATTGCTAAGTTTTCAATCATTGCACCAGCTTTTATACTAGCACCAACGTTGTCCATTGCTACTTGGAATGTTTTGACTACAGCGGCGGCACCTGCTAATGCAACGGCAAAACCTGCAATGGCTGGACCTGCACCTTTAAATGGTGCACCAAAGTTTGATTTTTTAGTGGTTGCACCTAGCTTTCCAACAGATGCGTCAGCTTGACTTATGCCTCGCTTAAACTGTTTGTCATCTAACTCTAGTATTACTTCAATTTTCTTAGCCATTGCCTACTACCCTATGTATATTTTCTTAAGTATTGATCAACTTGTTTGTCAATATCTTTTTCTGTGGGTTCACTCATACCTTTCGGTGCTTGTTGGCTCCACCCATCGTCTAGTCTTCCTGCGTAACCGTATCTTGCTTCAATTCTAGTCTTAACAGTTCGTGTGTTTGATCTAGCATTTCCGCTTCTTATTGGTGTTGTCTTTTTGAAAAACTCTCCGCTTTCTTTCATCACATCGGGTCCAATGTTTTCTAAATTTTTAAACATTTTCTCTACTGCTTTGGCGTCGAATTTATTCATATTTCTCTTTGTGCTTACGCATTAATTCTTCTAGTTGATCCTGTGGTATTTGTGGCGGTACTTTCGGATCTTTACTGTTTCTAACATGATGTCTGTACGTCATTGCCACATCAAATATCACCATGTCCAATGTTGTTGCTTGTGAGAGTATCTGTGTGGGTAGTGTGTGATATCTCTCGCACATTGCATCAACTAATATAATTAAGTTGAGTTCCCTATCATTCTCATCGAAAGATAAGTTTGTTACTTTCCCAGCGTTTCCACAACTTTTGTAAATGCCTCCATCAACACTGTGGTTGGGAGCATTTTGTTATCTGTTATTACTTTTTTGCCCTCTTCATCCAAAATCATTTCGTTAACTAATTCTACGATGTCTGACATATTATCTTCTTTCATTCTTGCCATTGACAAGTATGTGTCAATTGGTTGTCTATCCATAATCCAAAACTCTAGTGCTTCGCCGTATAATTCGACGATCTTCTCACTGTCAAGTGTAATTGGGATTAATTTTGGTTCTGCGGCTAATTCTGCTAATTTCATATCTATATATCCTTTTAATGTGTTTTCATATCTGCTGGATCTTGTCGATCCGTTAATTCGTGGATTGCACTGAGGCAAAATCTCACTCTGTTTGATGTTTTTTCAACATCTGCCATTGCACACTTTAGTTCACGTGAGGCTTTGGCTAATTCGGCTTCAAGACTCTTCAGTATGTCCGGAGTAGTCTTTGTCTTCCATATCTGCATATTCTTCTACCTGTATATCTTCTTCTATTGTATTTATTTCAGGTTCTACTACCTTGCTTGGCTTCTGACCAATTAGGGCTTCAAACTCTTTACGGCTATACTTTTCACCGCCAGTGGTAAATTTGTCACTGCTTTTGGCTGACAGTTTCCACTTGTTAAATCTATCTATTGTTTGTGATTTCATATTTTACTCCTAAAAGTGTAGTTGCCCCGTAGGGCAACTACCTATGTTGTCGTTAAGTTCTTAACTTACCGCGCCTTCAGTAAAGTCACCATCGACTTCGATAGTAACAGGTGAGATCCACACTGGTGAATCCATGTTTACTGTTGGGCTCAGTCCACTAATGAAACCTGCGCCTTCTAAATACTTAGAACCAGTATCAGTACCATTGAAATATGCTCTAAAAGCAACTTTGGTTTTGTCTTTGCTAACTCCGAATAATCCATTTTCAAGGACTTTTCCGTTTGTAGCTGAATCTGTACCAAAGAAACTTGTCTCATCTACAACAACATTCAAACTTAATTGGTTTGTTGCTGGAGTTGTGACGGCACTTTCTGCTGTGTTATCAAGAGTTTTAAATCTGAAAACACCAGTACTATTATTGATAGTGATATCTTGCATTTGAGGAACAGTTAAAACATTAGCGGCTGTGTCTAAATCGCCTACTACGGCTAATTCTAGAACTGCTTCAGAACCTGCTGATACGTTTATTACTGCCATTGTTATCTCCTATGTTTAACAGTTAGTTTATTTTTTCGAAACGGAATTCAAAAGTGTAAACAGTGTGGTCTAGTTCCATCTCAGTTTCATAATCACTTTCACTACGCATAGTGTTGGTAATAACTGATTTAGCACTAAGCACATTGCTTACAATACTGTTGATATCCGTTAATTCAGTTTTGGCATCTACTTGTAGATATGCATTTACGGTAGATATATTTGTCTCGATGTTGTTGCGGTCCAATACAGCAAATAGTGTATCTTGTTCAATAACTTCGTGATCAACATATAAGTGTTTCATATTTTTAGAATACAACACATCTCCTCCACTAGTGAAGGGTAGCTCACTCCTAACAGACACCGAAGTGTTTGCTAGGTTTGTAGTAAGCTGTGTTATTAAACTATCTCTAATTGCACTCATTATCTAACCCTTGTAATATAACTCTTGCCACGAGTCCTACGATTTTTCCTAAAGTTGACCAGTTCATCTGTGCTTGTAATATTGGAATCAGCATCTGCATCATACCAATTAATTACTGCTAACTTCTCAGAAAACAATTCATTGAATTTAGTTTCATAAAAGTTAATCTTGTTCACTTCTGAACTTTCTGGATTTCCAAAGTCAGCCACTTTTGGTAGCAAATATTCTTTGAAAACATAACTCACACATATATCAGTCCAATCTTGTAAATTACCTAGAATCAAGTTTTTGTTGACTGGTGGTAAAATACTGTTGTCATCAGTTAGATTCTTAGCACTAGTATACACGCTCCACTCGGGTGAAGCCTGCATCCTAGTTGTGATTCTATCTGTTGCACGTTGGCATAATATGTCGAAGTATTCATCTTGAGTCAAAGCGCCGGTGCCCGCATCTGCAAATGATATCTCATTGGCTTCAAATAATCTTTGATCCAAGTTGAAAATATCTTCTGCTTCTGCAAAAGCGATTACGTTGTTACTGCCGTCTCTTTGAAATGCCATTGGTTATCTCCTGATTTAGATAGTGTTAGTAATGTTTGTTACTAAGTTGTTAGATCTTAACCATCTGATACCAATTGCTTCTGAAATAACTGCGTCTAAAAGAGCTCTATTACCAATGTCGCTTAATGAACCAATGCTTGAAGCACCTGTTCCGCCTACACCGTTAAGTTCGCTGGACAGTAAGTATTCTACTTGTGGAGTAATTGCCGCATAGTAGAAGCCTGAAGCGTCAGCTGGAGCGTTTGCCGCTCTTAGTAAAGCTACTGACTGAGCAAAATCTGCTAAGTCTACGTTGTTAGTGGCAACTAATGAACCTGCCAAAGAAGCTACTGCTTTCATGAAGTCTGGTCTTAATTGTCCAAATCCATTTCTAACTGTACCAGTCATAATGTATCTGTCGAATTGTACATCTTCTTCCATTTTAGCTGTGATGTCTCTTTTAGCCATGTAACCCATAGCTTGTGGAGAAAATACAACGTTAACATCGATGTTGCCAGTAGCCGCACCGTTGATTGTTGCTTGGTTGATTAATTCGATATCACTGTTTGCACCGTCTAAATCAGAACCGTCTGTTGGAACTGTTTCAGTGTTGTTAAGCATAGTTTTGAAACCTGCTTGGTCAGTTGCTTGAGCTACTGATCTTGATAGCTGAGAAACTACAGCGTTTCTGACTGTGTCAAATTGGCCGTCTTCTAGTGATTCTTCTGTTACAAAAGTACCTGAACCACGCTTAACTGCTGTGATTGAAGATGCTGATGTTGTAAAGTCGTTTCCTGCACCAACCACGTTAGCATTTTCTGCCAAGCCGGATGTTGCAATTGAAAAACTGTCTTGTAGAGGGAACTGAACTGTGTCGCCAGAACCTTCTGATATGTTTAATGAATTTGGGATCAATGCACTGTTTGGAAGTAGTACCGCTGAATCATAGAATGGTACCAAATCGGTAATTACTGCATTATATAGATCACTTATTCCTGCTGATGTTGTCATTGTTGACTCCTATATATAATTTAGTTTGTTTTAAAGTTCTCAAAGATATTTCTATCTTCTGATCTTTGCCATATGAGCTTCAACCATTTTATTAGTTATTGTGCTCTGGCCCAGACCAATGTTTGTGCTACGCAAATTAACGTAAGCATCTCTATATTGAGCATCAGTCTTTAACCTTGCTTGGTCAAGTTCTTTCCTGCTCGTTGATGCTGGCGTTGTTTGTGCATCTACAGTTGCAACTCCTTTCTTGGAAAACTGCAATCCTAAATCCTTACCCACTTTTTCAACAGCGGCTGTGTAATTAGGTTGTCCTTCATCAGTTGTAAAGAAATCATCTCCATTTGCAATATGGAAACTTTGTCCTTCAACTTTGAACATGTTATCAGCATTCATTAATTTGACTACTGAATTCCTTTGTTCTGGAGTCCATGCACTAGGCATAGCGTCCTTCAGTTTTCCTACATGAGCATCTAAAACATACTGGCTTTTTACACCCTCTAGTTCTGCTTTAAGTTCAGCTACAGTTTGTTCTTTCTTCGCAACAGTATTTTTCAATGCTGTGATATCTAAACTACTTTCGCCTTCTGTAATATTCGCGGTTTGAAGTTCCTTCACAACCTGCTTTACACTACTTAAACTGTCAACACCTAATTCATTAATTAAACGTTGCTCTACTTCCCTAGTTGTTGTTTTAGCAATGGCATCTTTTTCTGCTTTAGTGAACATTCTTTGTCCATTCAAATAGAATTTACCATCACGCTCCTCTACTTGAGGTGCATTACTGCTAACAGAGATACTTTCTTCCGATTGCGTTACAGTCTCTGGAACTGTTTGACTTTCACCAGTGTCAACTACTGTGTTTGTATTGTCTTCCGACATAATCCTCTCTCCTTCTATTATACGACGAAGTATCGTTAACCAATCTTTTTATTGACTATTGCTTGTAGTGGACGTATCCAATAATTGCTCTAGCCTATCGCGAAGTTTGTCACGCATAGTTTGTTGATCGCTGTCACCAGCTCTCATTAATTTTTCATACTCGTCATGTGTTGTGAATGGCATATATTGTACAGTGCCATCGTCTGTGATGTGCTCGTGTGCTCCGCTTCCACCCATTGCTACTGCAACTGCTTCTGCTTGTTCACGAGTATCGTATAGTTCTAGTTCTGCTAATGGTTGTTCAGCACTTACTCTGTCGGCTAAGTCCATTAACATACTCAATTCTTTTAGTTCATGCTCCATAGCACGATTGTTGTACTGTCTGCTATAACTAACAGCACTTTCATTAATTTGGTTTGTCCAATCATGATAGATATCAAATGCACGTTTTTCAGCGTTTTCCATTTGTATTGCTTTCTTTCTCACAAATGCTTGTAGTTTAGTGTCTAACACTTCTACCATTGCCGCACTTGAACTTGACTTAATCAAGTCATCACTTCTAATCATGCAAGTCTCTAGCATTTTTTCTATCTTGTTGTCAATTAAGTCTTTAATTTCACTGATTGGATCTGTTTGTGGTTGTCTGAATTCGTATGTGTAGTTTTGTTCTCCTTGAAGACCACTACTAACTCTCACAATGCCACCAGCTTCAGCTGATATCTCGCCATTGTTTAATTCATCTGTTTGCTCATCAACTACTAGTGTAGGATGGATGCTGTAGTTTACACTTGAATATATTTCGCTGTTCAAGTTGTATATTTCTTTTTGGATAATACTAGCATCTAGAATAGGTGAGCTACCTACTCCTGGGAATATTTGTATACCTTGATAAATTGGAAATACAGGAATGTATCCTAATTCATTTTCTTGTACTACTCTGTAAACACCTTCGTCTTCTTCAATCATGCCTTCTAGTTCAGGTGGTAAGTAGTCTTCTACATCTGATGTAAACACTGTTTCAATTGTTTCAGGAGTAAAGTATCTGAACACAACTTGGTTTTCATCTTCTGCCACTTTGATTACTAACTTCTTAAGTACTTGGTCACCATTAACATCAAATCCAAATTCCCAATTTGTAACGTCTAATGGTTTGTGTATACTAAAACGAGGTGTGTCTGAACCACTTGGCTTAACAACACTTAACCAGCTGACACCAAATATACTTACAAGTGTATCTACTTCACTGAAAAATTCTGCAATACTATTGTTGCGACCATCTACGTTCTCAGTAAATGATTCCATTTGATCTGTTTCTGCTAATAGTCTATGTGCTGGGTTTTTAAATAAGATTGAGTTGTATTCGTTTACAATTAGTTTTACATAGTTGTAAAAACTCACATTGTTTATTTTTTCATTGTAGTAACTACCACTATCATCTTCGCCGCTTACGGCTGCCGCTCTGTTAAAGCCATCAGTATAATTTACTTTTGCTTTGTGCTTGCCTGTGGTGTTACCAAACTCATCTACTGAGTATGTGCTGATTACTTCTGAACCGGTTTGACGATCGGACTCGAACATCTTAAGGTATCTACCTTGCTTGTATTCTTCGCTACCAACGTAAGAACGCCAAGCTAGATCCCAAGTATCAAAGTAACGTGAATATAAGGTATGAATATCAGTTATAAATGCACTGTATTCTGATAAGTTCTTATCCATGAATCTCCAAGAGGGTTTATAATATTATAATTTATATGTATACGAATGTATTTATCGCTTTATACCAATATACCGAGCAAATACGGTGTATAATGTGTAAGTATGTATGACTTGTCCTAACTTGTCACACAA